CAAAAATGTATACGGTGGAATTTTTAAGTTATCGTTTGTAGCCGCTACAGTAACTGACGCTACCCCCGTAATAGGGTCTTTAGCAAAAGGTGTAACTAACAAATCGTTAGTCGCGCTGCCTACTGAGATTCCGGCTTTAGAATCAAAATTCGTAAAAAAGTTATCCAACGCCCGCGCAAGCTGGTTGAAGTACGGGAAGTCGTACTCTCTTGGTGCGGTGGGGACGCGGGGGGATTTGAACTTATCAAACGCCACATTTACCCCCTCGTACCGTCTTCACGAACATCAATACGGGGGGAACCCAACTGCCAACTAACCCCCAGCACCCCGGAAGACCCGATAGAAACACCCATCTGACGGGCACGCGCACGGACGTAAACTTGGTCGGTGTATTGCTCTACCGCTACCGTAGATCCGGGGGCTTGCGTAACAGCCCGCGAAAAATCCTCGCCCTCGGCGTTGGAAGTCATATATGCCGAGCCGGGGAAGTTGCGCGGGTACAACGTGAAATCTACGGTGGGGCTAACCCCGGCAGCAGTGGTAGATCCTGCAAACGACACATCAGGGATGAGTCGGCGCACCAACATGAACTTTTGCCCATCTGGGTCAAGGTCAAAATTGTTGGAAGTGATGTAGGAGGTCATAGGCAACGTGTCCGCATCCACGCCCTGCTCATGGTTGTACAGGTAGTTGTCATCCCCACTCGCCCCTTGGGGATATTGCCGCAAGGGGGAATCAGACCATGCGGTACGGCTCATCCCTTCAGTGCAGTCGCCGTAATACCAGATGTTTTCGTCGTAGTTATACACAACGTATTTGTCTACGACCGTTGCGCCGGAAGAGCAATAGAACCACCAGACTTCAAAAAACCGTTCAATCGAACCGCCGACAACCTGACCGCCTTGGGCAAAGTTGATGTTGTTGAAAACGTGCTGGAGAAGTGTGCAGGGGATGGTTTCTACGCGACCGTTATACATAAAGAATTTGTCCGTACCCATCCAATAGTATACGTTGTTAACAACAACTACGGCGTTTGTTCCAATTAAAGACATGTCAGAAGAAATTAGCTTCTGAGAAAATACGTCGCTAGACCCAGTGAATGTTACTGAAGTTACTGATCGCTCAGTGAATACGAGGATTTCGCCGAGGTTGGAGACCGCTCTAAGAATGTTTGAGCCGGTTTGGATTGTGAGAAAACCAGCGGTGGAGGATGCGGGCGTTGCGGGATCCCAGTTGGTATAGTCATCCTGACTTGCCCACCGCACCAGAAGAGGCTCAATCGTATACGGACTACCCGCGCCATAAGGTGTAGCGCCAAACGCCATTAAGATGCCGCTGTAGGTATCGTAGAGAATCTGACCAACTTGCTGTGGTACTTGCGTACCCGACAATGCAACGGCATTACCGGACGGGAACGGGAACCCCGGAGACACCGACCATTTGTAAATCGAACCATTGCGGATGTTGAACAAAAGGTCGGTGTAATTAGTACTCCCGTCGTATCGCGACGCAAAATAGACATACCGAAGCGGGTTAGAAATTGTCGTGGCCGACGCAATACCCCAACCTGTGGTAGGAGACGTACCAGAACCGCCCCACGGAGGAGCGCCCCATCCTGTACCTCCAGAAGCCACTGCGTTACCGGAAGGGATATAGAAGTATGCTGTGATACCCGTACCACCAGCGGGGGAAGAAGTGCTGGCTAGGGTGTCTACTGTGATCGTGAACTGATTTGCGTTCACCACCGTTACATAAAACTGGACACCGTTGAAGCTAGTTGCGGGGATACTTCCTATCGCAGCGACCCCGGCAAACGTCATGTAGTCGCCGGTCACCGCCCCATGCGTATTGATGTTTACCGTAACTATGTTAGAGCCAGCAGATGGGGTAAGGCAGTTGTCGGTGTCTTGAGGCGACGACGCGCCCGTATAGGTGGCCCGAAGCGGCGTGATGTCGTTGAGCGTACCGCCGTTGTCAATGTAGATTTTGCTGCTAGTGCCAAGCGCAAGGTAATTCAAATTGGGGGAGGCCAGCCAATTAAAGAGCGTGCGACATACCCCCAGATACGCAGTAACTGAGTATTTTAGCCATCCTCCCAATTTTAGGGGGTAGCCCGAGATAAACCGAACTTTGTTGCATTCCCACCAACCGCCTTCGCCTGTGTAGTTGGTTTGGTCTCGGTTTACCCCCGGCTTAAATATCAGTTTTTTAAGGGGCATTAGCTTTCCTTACGGAAAATCTCGATGGCCGAGATGACAGCACCTACCGCCAGACCAATCTGCTGTATAGCATCGGGATTAACCCCCACGCCAAGCGTGCCCACCATGACGGCAGCGCCGCGCCAAGTGGAGGGTTCTTTCGCACGGTCAAGGAAAAACTTGAGATTCATGGAAGCTACTCCTACGGCAGATTGATGAGGTTTTCAGCGACTCGCCGCGCCCAACCCTTGCCGAAGGTATCCCATGTTTTGAGATCGGCCATGAACTTGAGACGCTGCCCGTTAAAGGTAGCGGCGAGCTTATACGGATCCATCGCAGTGATGGCACTCAGCGTTTTGTGGCCGATAGCCCCATCATCTACCACACCTACCGCTCTTTGCAACCACTTTACGGCTTGCTTAACTCCTGAGTTGACGGCAGCGTCAAAGACGGCAAACCGCACATGCTTGGGGAGATCGTCAGCGTGCAATTTGTCCCAATAGTCCCGGCGATAAATCTGCTGCGCTCGCTCAAGCGTCAAGTTCTTGATGTCCTCCATCGGATAGGAGTTAGCGGCGACGCCATACTTAGTGCCCAACATTTCGCCAACGCCAACCTTGCCGCCAGTCCAGTTGCCGGGGTCGTTGCGATCGTCGCTGTAACCGCCTTCGTGCCCGATAAGTACCTTGAAAGATTCTTCAAACGTCATTTGTCCACCTTGGAGTCTAATTTGTCAAAGATACGAACCAGCATTTCTTTCACTTCGCGAATGTCTACACGGTAATCTTCACGGGAAACGTAAGTGCGAGGGATTTCTTCGCGGAGCTTAGAAAGGTCTGAACGAAGCGCGATACTAGCCTCCCACACGGAGCGGCCAAACCACCCAATAATCGTCATCACAACGCCAAGGATGATGTTAAAAAGTGTTTGGTAGTCCACTATTCTTTCCTACTTTTATCGTCTGTGCGTTGGTCAGTGGCGATCTTGATGCCGGTAATCAACCCAATGAATCCCCCTACGATGGTCTGGAACGCAGGGAGTACGGCTTCAAAAATCTTGTTGTTGTCCACCTTCTCGTCAAACAGCCCAACCATCATGCCGCTGACCATTGCTAAAAGAATGGTCGATAACGTGACCGTAGCAATGAGAGTGACCCAGACCGACAATTTCTCATTGGCATTCATGACCTACGCCCAAGGCAAACCTTCGGAAGTCGTCGGAGCTTTACGCCGGTCGATTTCCGTTTTCATGGCATCCATCACTTCCGCAACGCGCTCTTCCCCCAGAAAATCTACAACCCACTTAATTACTTGTTCTTCCGTCAAATCTTCAAACGGTATGAAATCGGGGCACCCAGAGTCAGGCACAAACCCTGCATGTCCAAAGGCAGTGGCATGAAACCCTTCATCTTCTGCAAAAACTCGCCAATGGGTGACGACAACGCCCCCAGTATTAATATCGCGAGTCATTCGTTCAATTTTCCAAAAAACGTTCATGTTTGGTTACCTCACTTATTTAGATTCAAGGGTTAAAATACGCGCTTTAAGATTTTCGATCATGGCCTGCTGTTCTTGGATCGCTTTGGTCAGCAAGGACACCATATTACCGTATCCAAGCGCATCGGGCCGGTTTTGGTCATCGTATTGAACAAACTGAGTCAGCCCAATGTCATGCACTTCCTCGGCAATGAATCCACCAAAAACGGTATCTCCATCGTTGTTACCCTTGTAAGTAACAGGACGAAGTTGCATTACCTCTGCAAGGCCGTATGGCGCGTTTTCAACGCTATTTTTATATCGAATTGAAGAGGTACTGCGCTGAAGAATGCCGCTGGCAGAACTCATTACCATATTCACAGCAGAGCCAGTAGTGCTGGCGTATGCGTCTGGGCATCGAAACGCGCCATCTACAATGTAAAGGCCGTCCACGGAGGTATAGCGAACTCGTTCTGAAATCGCGCCTGCTTTCATCGTGAACAGCGAAAGCGTCCCATCTTCTGAACCGTTAACCGGATCTGCGATTGTTGTTGTGAGTCTGACGTATTCGGTCAGAGCAGAAGCACTGTTATTGCCGTAAAAACGCAAATTGGCAATGTCATCTGATGCCGCAGGGGACGCGCTGTTTTTGAAAAAATTGATGTTCATACCAGATGTGCCGTCATCGGTATCAATAAAATATGCGTTTGTAAGCGCAGTAGAACGCGATGTTAACGAATACCCAGAAGCAGCCGCGCCACCAGCGGAGACAGTCGAAGAGGCACTAAGGGTAGTGAACGCTCCGGTGCTAGGTGTGGTAGCGCCTACAGTCCCGTTGATCGGGCCGGCAAATGCTGTGGCTGTGACAGTACCGTTGACATCAAGCGCAGTGGAAGGAATTTTCCCAATACCAACGTTCCCCCCAGCTTCAATCCGCATCCGCTCTGCGGGGGTTGTAGCATTAGCGGTGAAGAAACGGAGGTCTGCATAGTTACCCGCAGTAGATTGAACCGATTGGATGGAAGCAGCCCTAGTAGTGCCGCTACCATTAGGGTCAAAATATAATGCAACCCCAGTGTTGATTGTTGAAGCAGTGTTGTTCTGAAGGAGCATTACATCGGACACCGCCCCACTAGAATCTACACGTACATTGAATTTTGTAGGTGCTGCTATACCGCCAATGCTTACATTCCCAGAGAATACGCTAGGGGCGGTGCCATTTGCGTAGAAAGCGTAAGCTGTACCGCCGCCGGAAGCAGTGTTAACGGCGGAATAGAACCCGTAAGCGGTTTTCCCAGCGGTTACCGCAGCGGTATCAGCGGCGAAAAAAGCGTAGTTATTAGTAGCGCCAATAAGCGTACCGCCGGAATTAAAACCCCATTGAGTGGTTACAGTTGACCCCGCGCCAATAGTTCCTTGAGATGCAAGATAATGATACAGCTGCGTTAATGTAAACGCAGAGGCGGCGGTAGCTAAAAATGTATTGTATCCGCGAGCTTGTGAAGTTACGTCACTTTGAATAGTCGCAACTGTATTATTGGCACTTGATACTGTAGCGCCAGTAATGGTTTTAGCGTTGAAAAAATTACTACCCGCCGTGCCATTAGACCCAATGTTGACCGTGCCGGTAAACACATTGGGCGCGGTGCCTGCTGAGTAAAATCCGTAAGTCGTGCCGCCACCCGTGGCGGTGTTGACGTTAGAGTGAAACCCAAAAGCAGTTTTACCAGCGGTTACGGCGGCGGTATCGGCGGCAGCAAAAGCATAGTTATTAGTAGCGCCAATTAAGTTGGCTTCTGAATAATACCCAATTTGGGAGGTTACAGTTGATCCCGCGCCAATAGTGCCTTGACCGGCGTAAAAATGTTGAATCGTCGTAGAAAACGATGCGGCGGCGGTTCCCAGAAAACTTGTATAGCCCCTAGCAGAAGCAGTAACGTCACTTTGAATAGTTGCGCTAGTGAAGTTACCATACGCAGCCGTAGCGCCAGTAATAGTTTTAGCGTTGTAAAAATTACTACCCGCCGTGCCATTAGACCCAATGTTGACCGTGCCGAGGAATACGCTAGGGGCGGTGCCTGCGCCGTAGAAAGCGTAAGTCGTGCCGCCGCCGGAAGCAGTGTTAACGGCGGAATAGAACCCAGTAGCAGTTTTGCCTGCGCCTACTAAGGTGGTATCAGCAGCGTAAAAACCGAAGTTACCAGTAGCACCAATAAGCGTACCGGCGGAATTAAATCCAAATTGGTTCGTAACTGAAGTTCCGCTAAACGTGCCTTGCCCGGCTTGAAAATGGTTAAGGTTAGTAAGCGTTACAGAAGCTGCGGTGGCGAGATCAGTTCTATATCCAACAGCAGTCCCGGTTACATCGCTTTGAATGGTGGCTGAAGTTGCATTTCCATACGAAATAGTCGCATTGCCAGTAATAGCTCGGGCGTTATAAAAATTAACCCCCGCCAAGCCATTAGTCCCAATGTTGACCGTGCC